GGATCAACTGCAACAGCAATAAACATGGTTTTTTCTACACAGATCATGTGGCTGGATAGTCCATCAAGCACTTCAGCCGTGGTGTATAAAACCCAATTTGCCAACGCAACCGCAAGCGCTTCAGTAAAAGTTCAAGCGTTCAGCGTTCCGTCCTCAATTATTTTGATGGAGATTTCAGCATGATTGACTATGACCTAATTTTGTCTACAAACTATGCAACTTCGTTGTGGGTGCTTGTAGGAAACACCTATGAAGGTCTCGATTGGTTAGATACAGCACCAAAACCAACACAAGCCGAATTAGACGCACAATGGCCACAAGTTAATTACAGCAATCAAGTATCGCAAGTAGAAACAACACGCCGCACACAATACGAAGCACAATCAGATGGCCTGTTTTTTGAGCAGCAGTCCAAGCGGTCAAAGACGCAAACCCATATCCACCAGCCCCATAATGAAATGGCGTTATATGATTGGGTACGTCTTATTTATTGCCGTAATAGTTTGGGGTTGTAGTGGTTGCACAGTTTCTAAAACGAATATCGAGTACCAATGTTTTACTAAGGCCGCTTGTGATTAAGACACCCGAGCAACAGCACGCAGGGCTAATAGTTTTTGTGGGCCGTCTAATGGCTATTTGTTTTTCGTTTACCGTTATGGCATTTATTTACGGCATTTTGTTTGTAGATCAGCCAACCGAGCAAGCGCCAACCGACGCGCAACTAATTGACCTGCTATCCACGTTGCTAGTTTTTCTTACCGGCACACTTAGCGGGCTGGTTGCGTCTAACGGCCTAAAGAGTAAGCCCGGTTCGAGTGCATCCACCGATTAAGAAACTGGTAATGCCCGCCAATTTGGCGCACGTTAAGCCGGGTGAACTACCCGCCAGCCTGTTAGTAGACCTTAAGCCGTTTGGCAAATTGCACCCATTGGCTGCCAATGCCTATAACGCGGTTAGAGCTGCAGCGTTTGCCGCTGGCATAAAACAATTTAAGCCTATTAGCGCGGGTGATACTTACCGCAGTATTGCGTTACAGCGCCAAGGGTTTTTAGCGCGTTACCAACTGGCACCCATTGAGGGCGTTAAACCTCGAGTGTACGAAAATAAAAACTATTACCTAAAGCCCGGCAATGCGCCGATGGCAGTACCCGGCACGTCACGCCATAACCTTGGGCTTGCCGTTGATTTTGCTAACATGTCGGGCGAAACATTTGCCTTTATGTGTGAGGTAGGCCCTAAGTTTGGGTGGTCACTTGAGGTAATGCCAGCCGAGCCGTGGCATTGGTTTTACTGGCCCGGTGACAAAGTACCTGCAGCGGTAACCCAATACCTACAAGGAATTGCGCCAGTATCCCCCACCGCGTAACACGCGCCTACTACCGTTTTGCTACCGACGAAAAGAGGTTTACCGCGCATGACTGAACTACAAACCTTTACCTACGAAGCATTTGTAGGCAAACTAGAAAACGGGCGCGAAGTATTAGTACAGATTTTTAGAAACCCTGACACCCTCGAAGTGTTAGCCAGCCAACTTGCGTTTAAGACCATTGCCGGCGGTACATGGCAAACGCCCTACCAGTTAGAGAAACTATGACCATTGCACTTAAAGCCGCGTTTACCGCGCTATTCACCATGACAGCTGCCGGCATCGCGCTAGCCCTACCAGCATCGCCTACCAGCGCACCCGACCGCCCCGTAAGCCTTACAACCGTTTACGAGGCAACCCCACCCACTACGACCACGTTGCCCGCATACGTGAACACATGCACGCAGGTAGCCGCGTTAGCGCTTGCCGAGGGATTACCCCAAGATCAGTTAGAAACAGCCCTACGCGTCGCTGTACGTGAGAGCCGATGCACAAGTGATGCGTTTAACGCCTACGACACAAACGGGGGCAGTTATTCCATTTACCAAATTAACGGCTATTGGTGCCGGCCTAACCAGTATTGGCCTACCGGTTGGTTGCAGGCTAAAGGCATCGTAGAAACGTGCAGCGATCTATTTGACCCAATTGTAAACACTCGAGCCATGGTTGCTATTTGGCGTAACAGCGGTTGGCTACCATGGAAAACAGCAAACTAAATGCACGAACAGCCCTACCCCGACAACACCCTAAGCGAGGAAACCCGACGCATGTTAGACCCAACAGCAAACGCAATGGCAAAACACCAAATGGCTGTATTTGATCTCATAGATGAAATATGCAGGCCCGCACATATCCCCTACAAGCCCAAGCACGCAGACCTAATAGCCCGGCTAAAACTCTTAGCAACTGACCTAGACCTAAGCGGTGACGAGGCAGGCTGGCAGGCCATTAGCGAGGCTGTAGAGGCGTTAGGCGGCTGAAATGACGCTAATTACGCTTACACCTAAACAGGTATTAAATGCGCGCGACGTGGCCTACAAAAAGGCTATGGAGTGTGAAGCCGGCAAAATGAAAAACCGCTATAACGTGCCGGTAGCCAGTACAAGTTATGACCGACACCTAAAAGGCTGTTACGGCGAACAGGCTGTAGCTGCATACCTTGGCGTCGACTGGGGTTTTACCGCTTATGACCCCAAGGCTAACGACGTGGCAGGTTACGAGGTGCGCGCCACATACCACGCTAACGGGCGTTTGCTTACACATGCCGAGGATAAAAACGGCCTATACATTTTGGCGATCATTGACCGCGACACATACACCGTAAACCTTGCCGGCTGGTCAAACCTAAAGCGCTGCAATACTGCAGGCCGTTGGGCTACTGATCTACCGTTAGCGTGCTACGCCATGCCACAAGCCGAGTTATGGCCTATGGAAATGTTGCCCGCAACCGCGCTATACGCATCTGCTATAAATAACTAACTAACCCGACTAACAGTAAAGGCACCCGACATGGCGTTTAACATTGACAATTACGTAGACGTACCAACGCGCTTAAGTGAAGCGTTAAAGCGTTACCCCGATCTACGCATACAAGAAACCGCTGCCGAAGTAGTAACCATGCCCGATGGCTCGACGTTTTACCGTTGCACCGTTACCGTTTGGCGCGACGATACAGACCCATTACCTAGCATTGCTACAGCTGCCGAGCCTTACCCGGGCAAAACCCCGTACACCAAAAACAGCGAATTTATGGTGGGCATGACTAGCGCGTTAGGCCGTGCGCTTGGCTACATGGGGTTTGGCATAAACAAAAGCATTGCCAGCCGTAACGAAATAGAAGCGCGGCAAGACCCTAAAAAACCTGATGCACAAATAGCACCGATAAGGCGTGAAACGTCTAGCGCGCACCCGAAACAGGCCAGCCAAAAACAGGTTTACTTTATTAAGTCATTGGCTAAGGGCGCGGGGTTTGATGAGCCAGCGCTACACGATTACATTGCTGCCACGTTGGATAGTGACGCGGTGACGCTCGAGACGCTGAACCCTGAACAGGCTACGCAAGTTATTGACGCGTTAAAGCATTTGCCAAGTAGCAAGGCTGACTAATGAACTTTGTAAAAGCATTTGTTTATTTTAATTTCTTACTTATTGGCGTTGGTTTAATTCTTACTTTGTGTATTGCGTTGTTTGATGACCCACGCAAAGTAAATGGCCGTAAACGAGGCAACAGCAAATGAACATAGAACAGCAACTAGAACTACTTATACGCATGGTGCGCCTCATTGAGGAAATGCAACACACAGCCGATTACCTAGGCAAAGACAAAGTGGTAAGCCATTTGCGTTGGGCTACTGAACATTTGTCTAATGACATTTGGGCAAAAACAATACACAAGCATTACGAGGCAACCAATGGGCATGCTTGAAGCGCAATTTAAGAACAGCGTTATAGAGATCGCTACCCGGTACGGCTGGCTAGTTCACCATGACCTACCAGCAATGAACAGGCGCGGTAAATGGGCTACACACATACAAGGCGATAGCGGTTTCCCCGATTTGGTGTTACTGAATAGCAAGGGTGTGCTAGTTTTCGCAGAACTTAAAACCGATGTGGGAGTAGTACGCAAAACACAAGAGAAATGGCTCGAGCGTTTAGATAAAGCGGG